CAATCAAACCTTCAGCAGACGGAATAGCCTGTGAGTTGCCTCCAGCACCAGTAGCGACCAATGCAGGGTTGGTGTTCAACTGACCAGTGAATAAAGCACTGTCCATTTGATCGTCAAGGTCATAGTCTAATTCAGCAATAGAACGAGTCCAGATACCACGTCCACCGTGTTTCAATGCAAAGTCTTCCCACTCTTCCTGATAAAGAGTAGCACCTTCGATACCGATAGTACTCTTGATGATACGATCATGAGTTGTGCGCTCATAAGTACCAGAAGACATCGGGTCGGGTTGTCCAGTTCCGTAGCCAAAAGTAGAAGCACCAACTGCCAAATACTTATCAGTTAAACCAGCAGTAATTGAAACGGTAACATCTTTCAAAGTACCTGTCCATGCACCAGCAGAACCAGCAATAACAAGTTCTTGCGGAAGATCACTGTCGGTATAAGCAGGAGGGATTATGATTGAGAATCCAGCTCTCATGTAAGCGTCAGAACCGTCAGCCACATTAAGTGTAACAGCAGTAGCATTAACAGGAGCAGCATCAGCAGCAATAGTAACTTTCACTGGACGAGTAGGTGCACCTTTCTCGAAGATAGTGATTGATGGGCTTTTTACTCCCATAGTACGTCCTGCCAAGTTCAAGAACGAGCAGAATGTGAGACCTTCTCCGTAACGGTCAAATACCTCGCCAAAGGTCTGAGGCTTCAACTCAAGGTCATAAGTAGAACGGAACGTATTGTCATACCAAGATTGGTTGAAAGTACTTTCCCTAAAAGCAGCAGTTTGAAGTGCCATATCTTATTAAGTTTTTTAGTTCAACAATTATAAAAATCTACGCATCTTACTCTCGTTGTCTGTTGAGTTTTGTGATGCTTTTGCATCGTTGTTGAACGGTTTGTCGTTGTGGATTTCACTCTTGACTTCGCTGTTGATCTTTTCTCTCAAGTCAGATTCTATGCTCTTTACTACCTTGTCGATATTGTCAAGCACGATTTGCTTCTTAGCCATTACCATCAGGTCAGCTCCAGCTTCCGTGCTTGGCTTAATCTGCTTGGACATGACATAAGAAAGATATTGGTCTGTCAATCCTTCTTTCATATCATCTGTAACAACGAAATCCAACCCATCACCCAACTCTATTTTGTCAATGCCTTTTATAATCTCGTTGATTGGTTCATTCCAAGTTTCCTTTAACTGCGTCCTTACAGTTTCATAGTCTGCTTTCTCTGGAACTTTAATATCCTTGTACATTTCGCCAAGTTTCTCCTTGGCATTCTTGGCATCAACCTTTATCGCAGCCTTAACTCCGATATCCATGTCGTCAAAATTGAATTCGTCTACATTGTACTTCTGTAAAAGATAGGCATCGGCTTCCTCGCCACTCAGCCCGTCATTTATCATCAGATTCAACCGCAGAGCGTCTTCGCTTGACATGTCTTTAACCTTGCTTGGACTCAATGTGGATAATGCTTTTAACACGTCATCACTAAGACCTTCTGTTTTTGTTTTTAAGAACTGCTGTCTTATATACTCGTCCTCGCTAGCAAAGTGAGACATCGGGTCTAGCTGTTCTGCGAGATTCTGGTATTCAACCAGTTTCTGCAAGGTTTCATCATGGGTTGTTTTTAATCCATCGTAACCGTCAGCTTTTTCAAACAACGTTTTGAATGCGTCTTCGCTTTCAAAGTTTTTTTCAAATCTCTTGTTGAATGTGGAAAGAAAATCATCTTGCACATTCGTATCCTCCTTTTTGGGTTCTTCCTTTACTTCGCTCTTTTGAACTTCCTCTTGAACATCTTCTGTTTTTGATTCTTCTTTAGGAGTATCTACGTGAGCTTCTTTAGCTGGCTTGCCTCCCATGTTTTGGACAAATGCCAACTTCTCATCATTAGTAAGAACTCTTCTTTCTTCGCTCATTGTTGTTTAACTTTTGTTGTACAAATATATAACCGTTATTAATAACACTTAAAAATAGCCTACACACCCTGTTCTCCTGTTGGAAGTACTCGCTCTTCTCTTGCTTGTGGCTCTTGCGTTGGAACAGGTTGCTGTTGCTGTTGTGGTGGCTGTACTCCTCCTAACATGCTTATGGCTTGAAGTGCTGATATCTCTCCTTTTTCTACTGCTTTCTGCAAGATTAAACCAATGTTCTTAGAGCTGTCTTTGGCTATGTCTGCTTGTGTTTCCATTGACAGTTTCTGTGCATCCTGTTGTGCTTTCTGTTGCTCTAACATCTGTGTTCCTTGTATGTTTTCTTTTTGCAACTTGGACGCACGTGCTTCTTCAGCAGCTACTGCCTTATCAAGAGCAAAGTCAAGCAACAAAGCAATTCTTTTCAAGCTCTCTCCAGCAGCCAACATTGATTCAAATCTTATGTAGTCTGCTTCTGTTATTCTTGCCTTTCCGTCTCTTCCGTTTTTAAGAGCCATAGCAAGCATTTCTCTTATTGCCTGTACTTCAGAATCAGTCTGACGTGCATGAGTCCTTATTCCGTATTTCACATCGTGTCCTTCTGCCATCTTAACAGCCTCTAAAGACGTTTCTCCAACTACATCCTTATAGGTATTATAAGCAGTTTTATCAGCACTTATTACGTGCGAAAGTCTTAGACACATTGCCCTTGCAACGTTTGACTTCAGTATATTAACACGTCTCAATGGAATGCTTAATATATCGTTAGTGCCCATCATTGAGTATTCTGTAACTGCTTTTCCTGTTTCTGGATTTGGTTGTTCTCCAAGGGATATTGGGTTTATTCCTGTCAGTTGCTCTATCTGGCTAACAGCAACATTCATAACTTGCATAGCCTCATTGATAACAGCACCAGCACCACCCGGAAGTTGCTCAATTGGTCTGAACTGTCCAGTGTTTGGACGACCCATTACATCAGTTGGCTTGAAGAATAAATTACCTGTCTGTCTCCATAACCTCAGTACTTCTTTTGGGTGTAGCTTCTCGTCTCCCATCTTCAAGTTAGAAACAGCATCCATGTTAATGGCATAACCATTCATTGCTGCCATGGAAAGTCCTTGCTGTAGTTTCATCCATCCATTCATGTACTGATCCAAAGACGGAATCAATCGAGGAACGATTGGGCGATTGTTTACCTGAACCATATGAATAGGAAGTACAGGCTCTTTCTTTCCGTCACGTGCCTGAAATTCGCACTTTCCGTAATCATAAACAAGCTCAGTAGAAACAACCCAATGAACTTCACGATTTATTTTTATCCTAGTGGTAAGTTCTTTTTCTCCGTTTTTGTACTTATATTTAGCGTCTACTGGTTTTGTTCTTACTTTTCCCTGACGGTTCTTGTATTGTTTTTCATTCTTGAACTCAACATCTTTCCAATAAACAACAAACACAGGAATTACATAATCATCTAAATCTGATATATTAGAGCTACCAGCTACTTTGTTTGACTTGTTATAATCTTCAAAAGATGGATTGCCAAAGTGACTAGAGAATGTCTCTGCCACATTTTCTAGTTGGTCTACTCCAAATCCACGCATCCTTAAATCTGACATCTTTACCATGTCAACATAAAAACCGTAATCTGGATTGTAGTTAGCGTCTTGCTTTGTATACTGAACTCCAGCATATTCTGCATCTACATATTTGCATTTTACCTGTCCTTCGTACTTGTCATAATAGTCTACAACAGAGGCGTATCCATTTGTAATGAGGTCTTTTATAATTAGCTCTTTGGCATCCTCTTCCCACAATGACTGGTCAAATGCATACTTTAATAGACGCTCCATTGTTTCTTCGTATGCCAATTTGAACCCTCCTTCTGCTTCATAAAGATTAAGTTCCTCTACATTCCTTGGAACGTATCCTGCTTCTGGTTCTGGTAATGCCATAAGCGCACGTAGACTCTGTAGTTCTTTTTTGAACTTTCCATCAACGTAAGTTCCCCACTTCATGTTCTCCCTCTTAGCACCACTCCATTGATCTGTTCCATCTACTGAAACTCTTTCTACCAACTTGGACATCTTTCCAACAAGCATGTCCTTTATCTTTGGCATTGGTTATTGTATCTCGAAATTAAGGTTAGCATACGCCTTGCTCGAACCACCACGTGATCCACCAGCAAAACTCTCCAGTGTATTGGCGTTGTATTCTTTTCCGTAGAATGATTCTTTGTAAATTGATTGATCCTGTTTACCCTCTGCGTATTCTCTGTTTTTTCTTACTGACGTGTAATAGTCATATCCAATCATTGTATTACCAGAACAATACTGAGAATAAACATGCTTCGCTACTTTTAGATTATATTCTTCCGATTCTTTGTCTAACTTCTTGTTTTCCCTGTCTGGCATGGCATAACTGCCCTTGCTATACTTTTCAACGTCAAATATCATCTGAGTAATTTATTTTAAACAAAGATAATACACTAAAAGAACAGGCATAAAAAAAGGGCTGTTCAAAACAGCCCCAACCTTTAAAACTATGAAAAATATAAAACCGTACGTCACAAATATAGTAAAAATTTGTGAATTGTATCGGAATTCGATACTAATTACCAATACATGAAGTCACTTACATCATATTCTCCTTTTTCTATTCTCTTAACTTGTTCAACATATGGACTCTTTGCTCCAACCAACGCAACGCCAACAGAAGCCAGAAGGTCATTGTATCTCATCTCTTCCATTCCTTTTATGTGCTTACACTCCATCAAGAAGTCTTCGTGTTCCTCTACGTGGCATCTGTAGTCTATGTAGTCTCTAAGCAAAGCGAATATCTCTTGCTTTGACCTCTCTAATGAGTCCATACCGGGCTTTGGCTTTAACTGTCCAGTGTACTTGTCGGTGTCGTAAAGCAAATATCCAGAATAGCCATGCCTTACAAAATACTCGTAAGTAGATGGGATGTTTGTTTCTGGAAATACCATAGCACCAAAATAAATGGCTGCCTTAAGAACATCTTCATTGTACTCATCGGTATTGGCTGCTCTGTATCTATAAGTCAAAACAACACGGTAACTATTCCATTGGTCTTTTGGTTTATCCCCATCTATCGATTCGTCATAATTCCACACAATGGCAATACCTCCATCCGACAGCCTACTGTTTTTACCGATTTGCATTCCGACTTTAGCATCATTCTTACTCCCGAATTTGAACGGGTCAGCCCCAAGTGTGAACATTCCGGGGTACATAGGTCTCCACGCTTCTTTCACGGTGTGCGTCATTGGGTCAAACACATCGACCATTACCTTTTTGTTAGATACTGTTTCTGGAGGCTTCTTACTTATTACAAATCTTCCGTTCTCATCATCAATAACCAATCTTACGCTCCCACCATAAGTGCCATCCACCCATTCCAAGTTACATCTTATTACATTTCTGTTTCTTCTCAGCTCGCTTAATCTGGTGTCTATCTTCTCTAAGTCGAATCCTATATCGCCAGATTCTCCCAACCAACAGTCTGAAATATTCAGTGGAAACAGTTTCTTCACATGCCTGAATGAACGCATGGACTCAGGGTCTGCTTTCTTCAAGAGAAAATCCCTTTCTCCGTGTAGGTAATCTGTAGATGTTTGTGTGAAACCTTCTTCTTTTTGATAGTCTTTTATTTCCCCTTTAACACTGTCTCCGTATGAGTCTATATAGCTGTCCAATCCCTCTTCTGCCGACACGAACAAAAGATAAAGTCCTGTCTCGGTTTGTCCTGTTTCTTTTACCCTTACGTAAAAATTAGAGTTGTCAGCCATTTTCCTGTACTTATAAGCACCATCCGAAGTGTACTCAGAAGTAGACGGGTAGAACATCATGCCATGAATAAGCGATCCGTTTCCTTGGGCGCATGTGTGCTTGTTTACCCTGTGTCTTTCGTCCACATCAACAACACTAGTTTTCCCGGCTTCATCGGTGAGCATGAACATCTTCTTCTTTCCATCGTAGAATTTAGAAGA